AATAGAAAAAAATCAATCTCTTTTTTGTCGAGGTGTGGTGTCTTTATCTCTGGGTTGGGCGCGACGTCCTTTGGGCTTTATTTGGACACGAGTTGTTTCTGGATCTGGTAATTCTAATTCTTGAAACTTGCGTTCTTGAACTTTGGTAATTTCTTCGAGCAAAGGACCTTTTTCAATATAATTACGCACATACGGACCAGCTGGTTTATTTTCTATTTTACAACGAATCGCAATCAATTCATTTTTAGGATTTTCTACATCGTGAATACTGATCTCGGGTCTGGTCTTTCCGGTATAACTAGCTGTTAGATCTATAGTTCGTAACTTGTGTTCTAGATTTTTGAATCTAAGAATCTTAAATCCACCTTTGTCAAAGTCCACAAGCTCTACATTGGGATCACCTAATGTAGCAAAATGTGTTACTGCGTGTGCAACTTGATCAACAAACCTTGCTTCCTCAGTGTCATTATTGCCTGCTAATAGTCCTTGTAGGTCTTCTGTGATCTGTCTATACATATATTCTACAGCGGCAACAGGATCTTTCTTAGATTGCTTTTCAAACTTATCAAGATATGGAGAAACATCTATTCCAAAATAACCAAATAATGTTGTCATTGATTCAAAACTACTACCACCAACTTGACCAAATTGTGCTTGTCCACCAACTTTTAAACTGGCATTTAGTTTCAAGGTACGCATAGCACCGTTTTGATCTCTAATACCTACCCAAACATCCGACTTCTTTTCAGTTTCGCTAGCCGCGCCGTCGGCCATAATATTAATTTCGTCAGCCTTGCCGTTGAGGTAAAAATACTTGCTATACCGTTCGGCCATTGCACTATTAACGTAGGCCGCTGCACTGTTGACGTCATTTGCAATGAGATTTCTTTTAAGCGGATTCATCAAGTCTTGATATGGTCCTGTTTTTAGTCTTAATACAAAACTAATGGTGTCTGCAATGTCGCTGTTGGCATCATTGACAGTGACACTATAAGTATCATTTCCTTGCGACTGTAAATTATCAAGTACGTTGGTTATGTCTGCAGGGCTAACCACGCCTACTTCTTCATTGGATTCTCTCTTGGTAAATTTAGCAAACATTGCTGCACCAAGAATACCTTCACTGACTTCACCTCTATTACTAATCTTGCTTTCTTTACTGTGAATCAAAGATTTTTCAATGGTTCCTGTTGTGCCTCGAATAATAAAGTACAAATCGTCTTCTGTACGGAATTCGTAAGCATCTGTCCCGGATCCAAATTGAACCATATGATCGTAACTACCTCGTATGGTAAGAGTATCCTTACCAGTGGATTTGTTAGTTAATTCTATTGGCCCTGCTATAGTTAAACCTTGATTGGCCAATGCCCCAGAAAGCGTCTGACCTGCTTGGCTATTACTGATAATAAATTTCTGCCCTGGGCCATATTTGCTTAGGGTAACTTCGTTTAAGATAATGTTTATAAGATCGCGCATAATAATATATTTACCGGTTTTTTATATTCTGTTTAATCGTGTTGCATTGCAATAAATACTTGTCTACCCAAAAGGAGAAAAGCAATGGACTGTCAAAGTCTAGTGAAACGTTTACGAGACTGTTTTACCTATAAAAGCGATGTAGAACAATACATCGAATCAAGAAACCCAAAAACTGCTGCCGATGTTGAGCATTTGTTGCAACAGTACACCTATCAAAATCATAAGAATTGGATATCAAATGCGTAAAATACTATTGGCAATAATTGAATATAGACAAAGACAAGCAGATTTATATTTGCGCTGTTTGATTAGCGGTATCTAAACGTTCAATATCCTCTTCAACGCATTGTTCACCGTATTGTATTTCAACAATCGTACAAGGTCGTGTAAACGGATTAGTCAATTGATGCCAGGTATTTTTAGGCACACGCCATTCGTCGTACTTGGATAGTATTTTTGGTGGGCTGTTTAAATCGCCCGGCAATGCCATATTGATCATGCAAGTGCCTTCAGTTACCATCCAGTACTCGCTGCGAAATTGATGTCGTTGCATACTTAAAGTTTGACCGGGCAGCACAGTCAAAGTCTTAACTTTGGCGCCAGGTATTTCATTGAGAACTGTATAACTTCCCCAAGATCTCTTGACTTCAAAAGAAGTCCAGCGTTTTAAAATATCACTGCTGCTGTTGAGTTTATTTCCGCCACCAACACCAAATACAAACTCTACGTCACTAAAGATCATTTCTGGTATATTATCTGCTGTGCGATCGCCACCATTTGCAAAAACAATTTTTTCTCCAGGAAACATTGTTTTCACTTGGTGTATAGCATCACAAGCAGTTCCGTCGGCGTCGTCAAATTTGATTACACGATCGACCATATGAAGATTATCAAGCACCGTCATTCGCTCATGCCAAGACATAAATGCTTTTCCTTTTTTACGTGCAAGCCACGCATCAGAATTGAGCCCAACAACAAGCCAATCTCCCAAGTGATCGGCGTGATTGAGATAGCTTATGTGCCCGCTGTGTACAGGATCAAATCCGCCAGTTGCAAGAACTATTTTCATTCTCGTATTCTGTAATAATCTTTGTCTAACCAGGTTGTAAGTATTTCATCTTGTCGTACATAACCATAACGATCAATACATTGTTTAACGCTTTCGTTTACTAAGTTAGCATCAACAAGATCGTGCCAAGTTGTTGTCCGAGGATTCATTGGATCTATATCAGTTTTATAAACAGCAATGTGTAACCACATATCATTTGGATTTTTATAAAAATACGCATCTCTACAGTCAAATCCATTGACTCCTAGCATATACATTAAATTGACCACATTGTGATTATAAAACCAGCCGTTGTAACTATTATTATTTAATCTGTTATTTGCATAGTGTACGGATTGTGGCAAGGACAACAACATCATTCCATTCACGCTCATCATATCATTCCAACAACGTAATGTATTAAGCGGATCAATTAAATATTGAAAAACGTCGTGACACCAAATCAAATCAATTTGTCTTGAAATAAATCTATCTGTCTCTTCTAAATCTGCTTCGATAGCTCTAACATTAGGCAAATTTATTATTTCTTGTTTTATTTGTCTTATGTTTTTATCAACTGCGTAACAAAGATAATCCCTAGGTTCCGGAGGATCATCTCTAGTTTCAAGTCGAGCCCACCATTCTATATCTAAACCTTCGCCACAGCCAAAGTCAGCAATGACTTCTAAACTATCTAAAAAACTATCGTATTGATACAGTAAATCTCGAATAAATTGTGTATGTTGATAACTTTCTTCAGAATTTTTAAACAGAGCCATTCTTTAACACCTCAATGATTATTTTTTCTTTTAATGCATTTAATCTTGATTCAAGTTGACAACACGCTATTTGTATATCATTTTCGCTACCCCACGACAACTGCCAATCTAAATGCACTGCCCAAGGCCTTACTACATCTTTATCTAATCGTATGTCCACTGCATTATTTTTAGGCTTTGCTTCCACACATAAATTCCATTCTTCTAATAGTTTTTTTGCGTGTTCTCGTGGTGTCATAGTGTTACATCTTCCATGCCTGCTGTACGCAGACGAACTACGTGTCCTAACATAAAGTTCTTGCTTTCAAGTCCTTTCATTACACCAAGCCACTTGTTCCTGAGCAGAGCAACTTCGTTAATAATTGTTTCGTAATCAATGACTTCGTCCTCGCCGTCAACATATTTCTCCGCGTCCCGGGATGACAACGAACGAGCGTAGGTTTCAAGGTATTTCTGAAAGTGTTTGCGTCGTATCTTACGAAGTTGAATATTAAGGTAATTAAGTACAGCTTCAATTTCCTGAAGCTGGTTGAACCTATGCTCCGTAATGCCCGGTAAGGCGGCGGTGGACTTTTCCAGGTTTCCTTTAATATTTGTATCATATTTTGCCTGTTGGAGTTCTCCTTCATAATAACTTATAAAGGCAGGTATTTCTCCAAGATTGGAAACTATCTTATTATACCACATTACTCTTCATAATCTAGTTCGTCGTCTTCATCATCTAAATACTCTTCAATAGCACGTTTAGTATAACTATCGGCACTTCCGAACTCTCTAAGCTCTTTTTCGCTTAAATTATCAACAAGCATACTTACTAAATTGTCAGCCGCTGCTTGTCTTTCTTTACTAGGAATATATTCTTTGAGAGTAATATAAGATTCAATTAACACTTCTACATCGATGCTCATTCTACTGTTTCCTCTTCTGGTTGTTGAATAGCAGCGCCGTGTGGATTAGCGGTATAATCCACCATAACTTTATCAAGACTTTCGTTCTCATTGCGTTCCCACGCTTTTCGAAATTGCTTGATCACAGTACCATCTGCTAGCGTGTATTTAAGACTATTACCTTCTTTTTGTAATAATCCTTTTCCTTCAAACATGTCTACTAATCCAGAATATGGGTTCATGCCTGTTTCATAAGGAATCTTAACTTGCACAGATTCAAATGGTTTCGCATAACGTGTTTTCATAATCTTACATGCGGCACGAATACCTCGCACATCACTAATCTTATTACCATCTTCATCTTCTTTAAGTTTCAATTTCTTCATAGCAACAACA